GCTTCGCAAGATCAGACAGGGCCTTGCGCAGGGCCTCAGACGACAGCGTGCGCGCGCCATCGCCAGGACCGAGGCCAATGATGCCATATCCAGAGGGCTCACCGAATCATGGAAGCGTGCTGCGGATGAAGGCCTCACTGTTCCTGGAACTAAGAAGCGCTGGGTCGCAATGACGGGGGACGATCGGATTAGCGAGGTTTGCGAGGATCTGGATGGGCAAACAGTGGGGCTTAACGAGAACTTTTCGAGTGGAGCTGGCGAAGGCTTTACGGGTGAAGGGCCTCCTGCTCATGCCAATTGCAGGTCTACGATGGTATTGGTGTTTCCATGACTCGCCGTCCGATTGACGACTTGGAGGGTGTTGCCCAAGAAGTGTTAGAACAAGGCCCTGCGTCGGTTGCCTCGGAGCCGACTCTCACTGAGATCTTGGCTGTGGAAGTCAATCATCCCGAGCGCACAGACGAGGAGCGCGCACTTAGTGATTGGCGGGCAAGAGATATTGAGGAGTTTGGCTACCCCTATTCTAGGGCGGCCTGGGTTGAGCATTTCATTCGAATGAAAGCAATCCTATGATAACTCGCGAGAAGCTAGAGAGGCTCATTTGTACGGGCTCGCCGTTGATGTACGTCCGGCCAGGCTACACCCGCTCGAGTGGCTACGCCCTAGCCAAGGTGGTGCGCGAGGTTCTTGAGCAATCGCCCAACACTGGCAAGTGGGTCATATGCTGTTACGACGACGAAGACTATCAATCAGGGGAAGAGATAGCCGATTATTACACTCTCGAAGAAGTACAGGCACGGTTCTACGAAATTCCAGGGGGTTGGATTGGACTATATGAATCCCAGCTCATCTACAATTCCGTGGAGATATTGCCAATATCAGATGGGCATTGGCGCAAGGCAAAGGAGAGATGGTGATTGTCTTTCTCAACCGCATCTGGTGTGCGCTTGTTGGCTGTCACGTATGGTCAATCAACGTTTCAGACAAACGTGCATGGTGCGAGAAATGTCGCACAGTTTACCATTGGGACGTGGAATACGATGACGGGTATTACCGACCAGCTTGCGGAAAGAGTGGCTGGGCCTTCGGTGAGCGTTCTATCTCCGAACTCGAGAGAGTTAGCTGTCAGAAGTGCCTCGACAAAGCCGTTGGTTGGGGCAGCCTAAAACAGAATGTGGGGGAAGAATGCCACTAGTTGAGACATGTTCTGCTGATGCATTCCGCGAAAATATCCGTACTGAGATCGAGGCTGGGAAGAGTCCGAATCAGGCGGCTGCGATTGCTAGGCGAGTTTTAAGTGAATCATGTAAGAGGGAGGGGAAACCGATGCCGATAAAGGTTGAGAAAGGGAAGAAGGCCAATACTCGTGAGTATCTAGAGGCAGCTCTAGAGCAGGCCAAGAAGCTTTTGCCTGGATGGATGTTCGCTGTGATTCATCGAGCTGCATTTCCCGCTTCTGGTGGCCGCGCAGCACGGAATCGGCGTCTCTCTGCAACTGAGAAGGCTTGGATTGAGAAGAGATCCATCTCTTCCCTGTCGAATGCTGAGTTGAAGTCGATGTTGCACAAGCTGAATGTCACCCTTGCTGCAAACAAGAGGCAGAAGAAAGACATCACTGCTGTCTCCGCGAGGAGCAAGTCGGTTGCCGGGGAGATGCGCAAACGCGGACTCGAAGTAAAGGGTGGAGTGGCCGAGGTCTCTAAGGATGAGAAGTCCCTAGTATGGGAATCGGGTAAGCTAGTAGGATTAGACGAAATCAAGAAAGGTTTCGTCAATGGCGAGCCCGAAGGCGGAATGCATGCGCATGGATTGGATAGGCTCAATGGCAAGACGCTGGTAGACGGAGATCACCTGCATCTCTTCGTTGTCCCTGGTACTGGCGAGATGATTTTGACATGTGAGGATGGCTCCCATGCCCACGCCATTGCCAAAGAAGGGAATGTGACGGAGGTCGATGGCGCCCATTCGCATGTGGTCACGATGAGGGATGGTTTCATCCTGGAGACCAAGCTAGGCGGAGCCCATGGACACGAACTGATGATCGAGACCAGTGGATTCGGCGGCCTTCACAAGCATATCCTTCGCTTGCAGGATGGGACGGAGATTGAGTCCCTCTCGCCCGCGGAGTTTGTTGTTCAGTTCGTCGGCTTTTCGACGACTGGCTCCCTTCCGATCCACTCAGCCCGCGAAGTCGCCAATGCCCTGAATGAGGTAAGGGAGTTGCAGCATCAGCTCTTTTCGCCAGCGGATTTCCCGGATATTGAGCAAGTTGTAGAGGATTTTGCCAAAGGGCAAGGGCTGCCAGAATTACCAAACACTTGTTGGGAAGTCGCAGAATTAGCCAAGGATGGCGCTTATTGTGCTCTGTCCGACATGGAAGACCCAATCCTGATGAAGAACCCCGAGGGTTTGCAGTTAGCGGCTGGGGACATCGTCGAGCTGGACTCCTCTGGTCAGATCATCAAACATTCGGACTCTTCAGAACCTCATGATTTCGAAGAAGCGAGCACACTGGCCGACTATGTAAGTGAGCTAGAGAAAGCAACGAAACACGTCGCATTCCAGGGCCCTCAGAACGCTCCACTTGTGTTTGTGTCCGCATCGCCGTCCCCCTTGGAACTTGCTCGCAAAGAGGGGATTGCTGGCCAGGATGGGGAGCTTTTCCAAGAAAAATACCTCAAGCCTCTTGGCCTAACAAAGAAGGATGTTGCAATAGGCTTTGCGATTCCGGTCGTTTGTTCAGATCCGGACAGTTCCCACATTGATCTATGGCGCGATGCTCTTGTGAAATCGTTGTCGATCTACGACTGCGCCAAAGTCGTTGCTTTGGGCCGGGTTGCTAAGGAAGCGCTGGGTCCATTGGTGAGTTTTTCGCTGCCTCATCCCGCGGCGCTCAGGCGTCATGGAGACCGGGGAGAAGTCGAGAGAAAACTCAAGTCCATTCGCAAAGTACTTGACAATAAAGAGCCAAGCACTGATTCTAAATCAAGTTCCAAGTCATTGCCGAGTAAAGGCGAGCCTGGAACGACCCTCGCTGATTCCATAAGTGAGCTGAGCAAAGGCGGAAGCCTTCGCGTGTCGGTAACAAAGTCGTTGCCCGAGAAGCAAATAGTTTATGGAGTCATCCTGGATCCGTATCAGGTTGATCTACACAACGACTGGATACCACCCGCGGAGATAGAGGCCACCGCTCATGACTTCCTTACGAAGTCGCGCGTTGTTGGCCTTCGCCACAAAGGCAAGGCAGAAGCCGAAGTTGTGGAGAGCTGGGTTGAGGTATATCCGACAAAAGAAGACAGAGATCTCGCTTTGCAGAACCTGCCCCACCGGGCCAACCGGAGGGAATTCGGCAACGACGTGCTTCACTCAGGAGCTTGGGTCGCGGGGGTTAAGCTAACCGATGAGCTTTGGGAGCTGCATAAGCGCGGCGAGCTCGATGCTTTCAGTATCGGCGGGTTCAGCTTTAAGACTCAAATCTCTAGGGATGCGATGCCTGAAGTTGAGTTCGTGGAACTGCAGCCACAGGCGTAACCCAAAATCAGATAGGGGGCATCTGTGCCCACAGTCGTGAACATGCTCACCGCCGTTCAAACGGCAGAGGTGAGTCTCGTTAAGCGTGGCGCGAACAATAAGCGTTTCGCCCTAACCAAATCCAAGGAGCAACAAATGCCATTTCAGGAGCTGGCCAAGACAGTTTTAGAGACTGAGGCGGAAGGCGAAGGCAAGCTGATTGAGACTCTCAAGGCCGCGGGCGCGGACGAAGAAGCAGTCAGTATAGCAGTCGCAAATTTCCGTCTTCAGAGCGGATTCAAAGACAAGCTGAGCAAAGAGGCGTTCGCGTCTATTGTGAAAGCTTCCGGGTTTGAGGTCGAGAAGGCGGAAGCCGACAAGGCTGATGACGATGATGACGATGATGACGATGATGACGATGACGGTAACCCGGAAGCATCTAAGAAGAAAAAGAAGGCTAAGAAATCGGAGGAGAATGTGTCTGTGGAACTAAAGAAAGCATTCGATGACCAGCAGGCCGAGCTTGTTGCGTTAAAAAAAGAGGCTGCAGAGAAAGACGCTCGGATTGAGAAGATCGAGAAAGCAGCTGAGTTGAAAGAGTATGTTGCCAAGTGCGCTTCGGAATATTCGCATGTTCCGGGTTCAAGTGCTGAAGAGATGGCCGAGATGCTCCAGAAGGCATATGCAGTCGATGCCGATTTGGGCGCTAAGCTCGAAAAACAGTGGGCAGAAGCCTCTATTGCAATCAAGAAATCGTCATTGATTCGTGCGCAGGGCGTGAATGTTCGCAGCGATGGCAGTGGTACCGCGTGGTCCAAAATACAGGTGCTTGCCAAAGAATTGGCAGCCAAAACCCCAGGCCTCAATGAGTCCAAGGCTGAGAGTCTTGTGATGGAACAAAACCCCGAGATGTACCAAGAGTACCTCGAACAGAATCCGGCCCAGCTGGGCAAGCGATAAGAAGGGAAATGAATCATGGCATATGACAATCGTGGAACTAATCTTCCTGGCATTGTAGCGGGGGCGGATCTAACAGCAGCACAGCATCGGTTTGTTTCGATCGACGGAACAGGTCGTGCCGACTTGACCGGGGCAGGTCTATTGATTACCGGTGCGCTGGAGAATAACCCAGACATCGATCAGGCTGCTTCCATTCAGGGGCCAGGCTCTGTCGTCAAAATTGAAGCAAGCGCAGCGATTGTTGCTGGCGCAGCGGTCGCTTCGGCCGCGAACGGACAGGGCGTGACTGCTGCATCAGGCAATTACATTGCCGGAGAATGTGTCGAAGCAGCAGGCGCTGCAGGCGAACTTTGCTCGGTCTTTCTCACTTTCCCAGGACGACTGGCTTAACAGGGGCCTTGCCCTAAGAAAGGATAGAAGAGCATGCCTCAACCAACAGCTGGAGATGTACATGTTAATGCGCCGCTGACATCGATCAGCATTGCATTTTTGCAAGATCAGGCGAGCTTCGTGGCTCGAAAGGTCTTCCCCGTTGTTCCTGTGCAACATAGGAGTGACCGATACTATGTCTACGACAAGAAACAGTGGTTCCGCAGTGATGCGCGCAAGCGTGCCCCAGGGACCGAGTCGGCAGGTTCGGGTTTCACAGTGGACAACACCCCGAATTACTTCGCCGATGTTCGCGCGATTCATAAGGATGTTGACGATCAGGTTCGTGCCAATGCTGATGCAGTGATCAACCCAGATCGGGATGCCACAGAGTTTGTGACTCGCGATTTGATGTTGGAGCAAGAGCTGGATTGGGCGTCCACATATTTCACGACTGGCGTCTGGACTGGTTCCACCACGGGTGGCGACATTGTGCCAGGGACCCTGTGGGATGTTGGTGGGTCCACTCCGATCGAAGACTTGCGTGCACAAATGACTTCCATTTTGAGACGGACGGGCTTTATGCCTAACAAAGTCGTGCTCGGCATTGATGTCTGGAATGTACTTCAGGACCATGCAGATTTCCTCGAGCGCATCAAATTTGTGGAGCGCGCGATTGTTGCACCTGAGCTGCTAGCCTCTTTGCTTGAGCTTGATGAGGTTCTCATCTCGAAGGCTGTGCAAGACTTAGATCAGGAAGGACCTACCGATGACATGCAGTTCATCATGGATAAGGACGTTCTCTTGGTCTATGCCGCTCCGCGCGCAAGCCTTCTTCATCCGAGCGGTGGTTATACGTTCGCTTGGACTGGGATGTTTGGTGCGAATGCGGCCGGTATGCGGGTAAAGCGATTCCGCATGGAAGAATTGTCAGCAGATCGTGTTGAAGGCGAGAGCGCTTATGACCACAAACTAGTGGCTCCTGAGTGCGGCGCATTCTTCAATGGCGTCATCTCGTAAGGTCTAATCTTGTTTGGGGCGGGGGACCTTAGAGCCTCCGCCCCATTAGTCACACAGGGAGGTGATTTCATGTACAAGGCGTTACGAGGAATGAAAGTGCAGGGAGCGGACGGAGTGGTTCGGGTGGTTAAACCAGGCGATGATATCCCGGAAGCAGCAGACTGGAAGAGTCTCAAGGCCTACATCGCGCGTAAATGGATATGTAGGGATGACGATAAAGAACTCTTGGGCAAGGTGTTCCCATCGAAAGCCAGAGCATCGGTAGCAGTCTCGGTGGACCCAATCGTTCGCAAGCCTCAGGTCGAGGTCCCTGTCAAACGGGTCGCGATACCGGATCCGCCAAAGCCTGCGACGTTCAAGAAACACACCGAGAAGTCTCTTAGCTTTCTTTCGAAAAAAGAACTCCAGAGTATCGCCAAGTCTCTGGATATTGATCCGCAGCAGTCTAAAGCCGACCTTGTAGCATCTGTCTTGGCTGTGCAATGAGCGGAGTCCGTCCAGAGTTCACCTATGCGGGTGACCCAGCGAATTCTCCAAGAGATGCAGTGCGTTTTTTGGTTGGCGATACGAATCCGCTGAGGCCTTTACTGGATGATCGCGAAGTCGATTACGCGATTGCCCAGAACCCGAACCAGAACCTTGCGGCGGCCCTTTTGGCAGAGCATCTGTTTGGACGCTTTGCCTCCCAATCTGACATTTCCGTTGGCCCTGTCTCGAAGGCCTTTAGCAAGGCTGCTGAGCTGATGAAGGCTAAGTCGGAGCAGCTTCGTGCGGATGCTTGTCGAAACGCTAGGCCTTCGTTCCCTGCGATATTCGTAGCAGATAAGAAGGCTCTAGAATGCGACGAGTCTCTCACGAGGCCACAATTCTTCATTGGTCTTGGAGACAATCGATTCGCTGTCCAATTGAACCACGAACTAAACAAGACGGGCTTCGATGGCAGTTGTTGATAAGGATAACGGCTGGAATGCCCTCAAGAAATCTCTTCGCAAATTGGGCGATCAGGAGGTTGTCGCGGGTATTTTAGGCGATATTGACTTCTCGCTGCCGACAGTCGCTGCGATTGGATTGGTCCATGAGTTTGGATCTCCTGAGCGCAATATCCCTGAGAGGTCATTCATTCGCTCCACGTTCGACAAGAACGAAGCAAAGTATACCCGTCTTCTCCAGGAGTCTGTTCGCAAGGTTGTGAGGACGAAAAAAATAGACAAGGCGGCCTTGTTCAGGCTGGGCGAAACAGCAAGGAAAGACATCGTCAATCGCATCGTTCAGGGGGAAATCAAGCAAGGCCTAAAGCCTAAGACTATTGCTCGCAAAGGGTCCAGTACGGCGCTCGTAGACACAGGGGCCCTGGTTGGCTCGATTGTGTCGAAGGTAAGGAAGCGATGATTGTCAGCGGCCTGGCGGAAGCAGTTCTCGATTGCTCTGTCCCTGCGCTTTTGATTCGCCATCAGGGTGTGAATCTTGAAAAAGGGCTCAAGCAGGAGTCGCTGACAGAAGAGAAAGACATACACGCGAGCATTTCTCCGATGACTGGCAAGGATTTGAAGAGAATGGCCCAGGGCCAACTGGCAGAGGGTTCTGTTTTGATTATCACTACAACGGAACTGTTTACGGTGAGGACCAGTGCTTGCCAGACTGCCGATGTAGTCCGATACAACAACGTTGATTACCAGATTTCTATGGTGAACGACTGGTTCGATCTGGGCGGATTCTATGAAGCGATAGGAACGAGGTTGCCCAGGTGATTGATTGGGCCGCCATACAATGTGCCGTTTTCGACTGGGTGAACCTGTCGTTTGATGGTGAGACAACAGATGTTTCTCTTAACCGGAATCAGATTATCTGGAAAGACCAGAACATTCCGCAGCCGGCTTATCCGTACGTCACGCTGAAGAAGGATTCAGTGATTCGGTCTGGCGCTCGTGACGAGATTCGAACTTCAACAGATTTAGCGCAGCCTCAAGGGCAAGAGGTTGCTTTGACTACCAATGGCGTTCGCGAGTTTACGTTGGAGATTCAGGCTTTTGTTGATGAACAAGCAGGGGCCAATAATCCCAATTGCGATGCAATGTATATGATCAGTATTTTACAAGGCAGTTTGAGCCAACAGATGACGCAAGAGGGGTTTTGTCTTGCGGGGCTTTCTATAATCGAGGAACTGGCCGTCACGGACTTGAGTGAAGTCGTGAACGGTCGGTTTATCAGTCGGGCGTCAATGGATGTCCGTTTTCGTACTACTTTCACTTGTGTTGAGCGCACCGGGTTTATCGATGTGGCCAACATCAAATCGGTACCTTGCGATCCGCCAGGTCCTAACGACGTGACCGGCGTCGATATCACGGTGTCGGGAAGCTAACGAAAGAGGGGAATGCCATGAGTCTCCAGGATATTGTAAATGTGCAGATCAGCAAGCAGACTGCCACAGTCTCACGTGTGGGATTTGGGGTTCCGCTGATTCTCACGTATCACATCAAAGATATGTCGCGTGTCCTAGAATTCACGACCGCATCAGACATGCTTACGGCTGCTGGTGGTCCGTTTGAAACTACGGATATGGCCTACATTCTGGCCAATGCGGCGTTCTCACAAGACCCAAGACCAGACCGTATCCTCGCAGGCAGACGTGTGAATCCGACCATCCGTACGGTTACGATCACGCCTCGCTCTGGGGTTATTGCTGGGGAAACTTTCCCACTGAATAGCACTGATTATACGATTACGGTCAACGGAACTGTTTTCACGTTTACCTCTGATGCCACTGCAACGGTTGCCGAGATTACAGCAGGGCTTGTTTCGCTCATCAATGGTGGCACTGAGGACGTTCTGGCTACCGACAATACGACGAGCTTAACCATCGCGAAGGCGGTTACGCCAGGCGGTGTTGCCACTGCGGGTGTAACCTTCACAGTTGCGCAAGATCGACGACTGTTGGCGATCGAAGATGTAACCCCTGCTGCTGTAGGCGGCGACTTAGCCTCAGAGATTGCGGCCATCTCCGATATCAACGATGACTGGTATGGAATCGCTGGTGATTGGTGGGGGTCTATTGAGAACACGGCCGTTGCCACAGCGATCGAAGGGCTTCCTAAGCTCCATGCTGCTTCTACGCCCGATGACAACACCTATGATAATGCAGTGTCCGATGACATCGGATCAGATTTGCAGGCTCTCGGATTCGCTCGAAACTTCATCTTTCACCATCCGACCCCAGAAACAGGGATTGCCTCAGCAGTCTTGGGCAAGAATCTTCCCAAAGATCCGGGGAGTATTACCTGGAAGTTCAAATCTCTGGCTGGGATCGCCGTTGTCGATTACACCTCTGGGGAAAAGACCACGTTGGCCAATAAGAACGTGGAACGATACATCCGCATTGCAGGGAACAACATCACCTGCGATGGGAAGACGAGCTCAGGTGAGTTTATTGATATCACTCGGTTCGTCGATTTCTTGACGGCGAGACTGCAGGAGGACGTTTTCTTTGTATTGGCGAATTCGGACAAGGTCGCTTACACCAACCCAGGCATCGCCCTCATTGAAAACAGTGTCCGTGGAGTTCTGAATCTCGGGATTAGTGTTGGAGGACTTGCTGCAGATCCTCCTCCTGTTGTGACTGTACCGAATGCAATTGTTGGGACTCCTGATGGGGTTTCAGCGGTAGATAAGGCAAATCGGTTGCTTCCTGATATCAACTTTTGCGCGACGCTCGCGGGCGCCATTCATGAGGTTGAGATCCGCGGCAAGGTGACGATCTAAGAAAGGGAATGAATCATGAGCGTAAAATCATACAATGCCGGGGAAGTCTCGATTGTGCTCGGAAGCATCATTTTCGAGGGCTTTGCTGATGGGACATTTGTCACAGTTGCCAGAGATAACCCGTCCTTCAATTCGATTGTGGGCAGTGACGGCGAGGGAGCGCGGGCGAAGTCGAACGATCGATCTGGAACGATAACCTGCACCCTCCTGCAGACTTCAGCGACGAATGCTTTGCTATCTGAAGTGATTCGCCAGGATGAGCTATCGGGGTCTGGAGTATTGCCTCTTATGGTCAAGGATGGCTCCGGTCTCTCTGTCGCTGAGGCGGAAACGGCTTGGCTGGAAAAGCCTGCAGACGCCGAGTATGCCCGCGAGATTACCAATCGCGAATGGGTGATCAAGACCGACAACCTGAACCAATTCGTCGGAGGCAACTAGTAAGCACGCTCCCCTGCGTGCCTGGGCCTGGGCAGACTCCGTACTCTTGGTCTGCCTGGGTCCGCTTTGCACTACCAGATGTCGACTTGACGTGTGTCACAGACTACGAGTAAAACTTACTTATGCAGACAGACGGGGATATCTCAGACGACATTGATGGGTTCAAGTATCGCGTATACATGCTAGATCCAATGGAAGCCGCTGATATTCTAGCTGATTTAGGCAATCTGTTGGGTCCTTCTCTAGGCTCACTTGGTGGTGTGTTGGCCACTCAGAAGGGCGCAGTGATCGAGAATCTAATGGAAGGCGTCAACGAAAGCGAAGGACAGCCCATTGCTTCTGCTTTAGAGAAGGCTGTCACTGAGTTCTTCGCTCGGTTCTCTAAGGAAAAGCAGCGAGAACTGATAAATGCGATGATGAAAAAGACCATGATCGTGATGCCTGATGGCAAAGAGCCCCCCTTGGCGGGGCTATTCAA